GTCAAGGGTCTTATCGATAGCGGCGCTCAACTTGGCATCTCTTCCCGTGGTATGGGATCTGTTAAGCCAAACAAGCAAGGCATCATGGAAGTACAGAATGACTTCATGCTTGCAACCGCTGGTGACATTGTCGCCGATCCATCAGCACCAGACGCCTTTGTTAAAGGTATCATGGAAGGTGTAGAATGGGTATACGATGTAGCTTCATCTTCATGGGTTGCGGCAAATACCTTTGACCGCATTGAGGAAGAAGTGAAGAAAAATTACAAGCAAATCGATGAAGCAGCAGCACTGAGAGTGTTTGAGCGCTTCTTGAACAGCCTGTAATTGATCAAATCCGTATTCTTATAAATACTAGTGAATATTGAATCTTTAACAAGGAGACCTTAAATGGATAAAGATCTAGAAAAGGAGCTTGACGAGGCAAAGGCAACTGGCGAAGAGTCGTATGCAGCAGATGCAACCGCTCCAGCTGGTGGCGCAGTTAAGAAGCGTAAAGCCGACCTCTTCAAGGCACCTGGCCCAGTTCAAACTGGCACCCCAGTTGTTACTCCACAGGGCACCAATAACGCAGGCCTTCACGAGATGATCGCTGCTCTGTTTGGTGACAACGAACTTTCAGAAGAGTTCAAAGAGAAGACTGTGACTATCTTCGAAGCAGCAGTCAGCGAAAAAGTCGCTGAAGTTCGTGCTTCCCTCGAAGAAGAGTTCGAAGCAGCACTCGCAGAAGAGACCGAAGCAATCGTCGAAGAGCTCACCGAAAAGCTTGACTCCTATCTTGACTACGTTGTCGAGAACTGGATGAAGGAAAACGAAGTCGCTCTCGAAACTGGCTACAAGGTTCAGGTAGCTGAGTCGCTCTTTGCTAACCTCAAGAACCTCGTCCTCGAGCACAACATCGAACTCGACGAAGTCGAAGTCGATGCAATCGCACAGATGGAAGAGCAAGTCGCTGAGACCAACGCAAAGTACAACGAGCTGGTTGAAGAACTTCTTGCTGAGCGTGCTGAGAAGGAAGAACTTCAGAAGGCAGCAGCATTCGCATACTTCACCGAAGGTATGGTCGCAACTGACGTAGAGCGTTTCAAGGTTCTCGCAGAAGGCGTGTCATATGAGTCGGTTGAAGACTTCGCTAACAAGCTCGAGACCATCAAGGAATCGTACTTCACTGAGCAAGTAACGCGTGCAGAAGATCAGGCTGAAGTCCTTGAAGAGGAAGTAGAAGAAGTTAAGGCTCCTGCGGTTAACCCAGCAGTTGCAGCTTATGTCGCTTCACTCGACAAGTTCGGTAAATTCTAATTCGTATAAATAACTATATCTAATCCATCAAAGGAGAAAGTAACAATGAGAAATAAAGAACTTATTGAAAAGTGGGGCCCAGTGCTTGAGCACACCTCGCTCCCTTCAATCAAGGACGCACACCGCAAGGCAGTTACTGCTCAGCTCCTTGAGAACACCGAGACTGCGCTTAAGGAAGGTTCTTCCTATTCGCCAGCTTCGTTCCTCTCGGAAGCAGCACCAGTGAACAACACTGGCGTCGCAGCTAACTACGACCCAGTCCTCATCACCCTCGTTCGTCGCGCAATGCCTAACCTCATTGCATACGACATCGCTGGCGTCCAGCCAATGACCGGTCCTACCGGCCTCATCTTCGCGATGCGTTCGAACTACGCAAACACCACCGCAGCAACGGCAGAAGCTTTCTACAACGAAGCTGACACCGACTTCTCCGGTACGGGCACCCACGCTGGTTCGCCTTTCCCAACTGACTTTGCTAACACTGCACAGTGGAGCACTGGCTCGGGCATGGCAACTTCGGCTGCTGAACGTCTCGGCATGGGTGGCGCAGGTGACGGTGACTTCAACCAGATGTCATTCAGCATCGAAAAAGTGTCGGTCACTGCAAAGAGCCGCGCACTGAAGGCTGAGTACACCACTGAACTCGCACAGGACCTGAAGGCAATCCACGGTCTTGACGCTGAGTCGGAACTCGCAAACATGCTTCAGGCTGAACTGCTTGCAGAAATCAACCGTGAAGTTGTTCGCACCGTGTACAACGTCGCAACCGTCGGTGCAGCTGCAGGTACTACCGCAACTGCTGGTGTGTTCGACCTTGACGTCGACGCAAACGGCCGCTGGTCAGTCGAGAAGTTCAAGGGTCTCATGTTCCAAATCGAGCGTGAAGCTAACCAGATCGCAAAAGACACCCGTCGTGGTAAGGGCAACATCCTCATCTGCTCGTCAGATGTGGCATCGGCTCTTCAAATGGCTGGCGTTCTTGACTACACCCCAGCACTCAACAGCAACGCTCTGAACGTTGACGACACCGGCAACACCTTCGCTGGTGTGCTTAACGGTCGCTTCCGTGTGTACATCGACCCATACGCTGGTTCGAACTACATGGTCATCGGCTACAAGGGTTCGTCTGCGTTTGACGCAGGTATGTTCTACTGCCCATACGTTCCACTACAGATGGTTCGTGCAGTGGGTGAGAACAGCTTCCAGTCGAAGCTCGGCTTCAAAACCCGCTACGGCATGGTCGCTAACCCATTCGCTAAGGGTGCAACCAAGTGGACTGATGGAGACGGCGACTCAGGTCTTACCGCAAACTCCAACAAGTACTACCGCAAGGTCCGCGTTACCAACATCCTCTAATCAGAGAAGTCGGGTTAACCGAACGCAAAACAAACTGGGACTCCTTCGGGAGTCCCTTTTTAGTTACACGATCGCGACCATACCATATGCAATGGCGCCAAAGAAGAGACCGATCATGGTGATCAAGAATTTCACCATAGCCCGACCGCTTCCATAGTAGGGAAGCCCATTCACAGTCACGGTGCCGAAGAGGCCGACAGTAGTGAACACGAAGGCGATGAACCAGAACGGAAACGAAAGAATCGTCAGGACGGTGTCGAGCATGTCTATCTCCTTGCTTACACTATAAATATAGGTACTGCTACGGCAAATGTCAATAGGAAAAGTGATGCAACAGAACTTTCTTGCGCCTACCGGATTTAGGTTCTCGATCAAGAGACTACCAAACGTTTCGTTCTACATTCAGGCGGCGACTATCCCTGGACTCTCGATGAGTCCAACCGAATATGCTACTCCGTTCAAGACTCTGACGTTTGCACCAGACAAACTGCAGCACGAGGTGTTCACTGTCACGGTACGACTCGATGAATACATGGATAGCTATAACGAGATCTACAACTGGATGATTGGTCTCACGAAGCCAGAGAGCTTTGATCAGTACAAGAATCTAAAGAACAGTGACTACGGACTCTACTCTGACGCGACTCTGATCGTCCTCGATAGTCGTCAGAACCCAGGACTCGAAGTGACGTTCCACGATGTGTTTCCTATCGCACTCGGTTCTGTACAACTCGACACCACACAGTCAGACATCAACTATGTGACATGTGACATCACCTTCGAACACAACGGTCACGAAGTCAAGCGCATCAAGAATTGACATTTCTCCTAAGCTGTGATAGTATACACTAAAGCTTTAAGGAGAGATCATGGACATCGAAACACTTTACAAGGAATGGGCGAAGGACGGCGAGATCGATCAGGCGAATATCTCAAAGTCAACGTCAGACATCCCGAAGCTACACAATAAATACTTCCGTTGGTACGTGGAAGAAGGTCTCAAGCTGAAGAAGCTCAAGGCCGAATACAAAGTTCTATATAAGCTCAAAGGCGAGTGGTATCGTGGAGAACTTGACGACGAAGAACTCAAAGAGCATGGTTGGCCTCCTCAACGTCTTAAGATTCTTCGCGCAGACGTGCCTTCGTATCTCGAGGCAGATCCAGACGTCATCAAGATGTCACTGAAGATTGGTCTTCAGGAAGAGATCGTCGCGTATCTCGAGTCGATCATCAAACACATAAGTAATCGAAACTTCTTGTTGAAAACCATCGTAGACTGGGAGAAGTTTAGAACAGGAGCATAATGGATTTAGTTACTGTTGAGAAAGTGAATGAGGTTTACGTTCGTGTTCTAGCCGAGCCTTCACTCAAGATGGAGATGTCGGAGTACTTTACATTTGAAGTACCCGGCGCTAAATTTATGCCAGCCGTCCGAAACAAAGTTTGGGACGGCAAAGTTCGTTTGCTGAACACGATGACCGGCTACATTTATGCTGGCCTTGTTCCATACATTAAGAAGTTCTGTGATCAACGCGGATATGAATGCGTTCTCGGAAAAGATCTCGAGAACGTTGAGCCAGTTCCAGATGACTATGGTTATGAGATTGCCAAGGAAGTCGACGCTGCATTTGAAGTTCGTGACTACCAGAACGACGCGATCGTTCACGCGATCAGACATAACCGTGCACTCTTCTTGAGTCCTACTGCATCGGGTAAGTCATTCATCATCTATCTGATCATGGCACATCATCTCTTGCTGAGTCGCAAGATCTTGATCGTTGTTCCTACGACTTCTCTTGTCGATCAAATGGCTTCTGACTTCATCGAGTACAACAAAGGTCAGAAGATGGACATCCACAAGATTCGTGGTGGTGTTGATAAGACTGTTGATGCGGAGATCACGATCACCACATGGCAGTCAGTCTATAAGATGCCAAAGCAGTTCTTCGAGAAGTTCGACGTGGTATTTGGTGACGAAGCCCACAACTTCAAGGCGAAGTCCCTGACGTCGATCCTTGAGAAGATGCCACACGTGAAGTATCGTTACGGACTCACAGGCACGCTCGATGGAACACAGACTCATAAGCTCGTGCTCGAGGGATTGTTCGGTTCGGTCTTCACCGTGACCAAGACGAAGAAGTTAATCGACGACAACGTTCTCGCGAGCTTCAAAATCAAAGCACTCGTCCTAAAGTATCCAGATGATGTGAAGAAGGCGAACAAGGGCAAGTCATATCAGGAGGAGATTGACTGGATCGTACGTAACCAAGGTCGAAACGTATTCATTCGTAACCTCGCTTGGAACCTTCCGGGCAACACATTGATTCTATTCCAGTACGTTGACAAGCACGGGAAAGCGTTGTATGATATGCTGAGTAAGTCCGAAGAGCACAACGTCTACTTCGTTCATGGCGGTGTGGCCACAGACGAACGTGAGATGATTCGTCACGACGTTCGAAAGACGAAGGGCAACATCATCTGTGCTTCATACGGCACCTTTTCAACAGGGATAAATA